AAACCTGATATGGGTATATTCATGAAAGAGTGGACATCACTCTATGAGTCTAAGTCGGGTGAGCGTGGTATCTTTAATAGAGAAGCCGCTGTAAAGCAAGTGGCATCTATAGGTAGAAGAGATCCTAATCATGATTTTGGTTGCAACCCTTGTAGTGAGATTATTCTTAGAGATGGTCAGTTTTGTAATTTAACAGAAGTGGTTATAAGAGCAGAAGACTCTCAAAAAGACATACTTAGGAAAGTTAGGTTAGCTACCATACTTGGTACATTCCAAGCTTCACTAACAAATATTAAAAGATTACGACCTAAATGGGTTTCAAATACAGAAGAGGAAGCGCTACTAGGTGTATCTCTTACTGGTATTATGGATAATTCATTTATGAATGGTAGTAATACAGATAGAGGTTACTATGGTAAAAGAAACTTACCAGACTTCTTATCAGACCTTAGAAAGGAAACAGTTAAGGTTAATAAAGAGTGGTCTGGCTTATTAGGAATTAGTCAGGCTACTGCAACAACTGCTATTAAACCAAGTGGTACGGTGAGTCAATTAGTTGATTCAGCGTCTGGTATTCACACTAGGCATAACGATTACTACTATCGCAGGGTAAGAGCAGATGCAAAAGATCCTATTGCACAATTAATGGAAGACCAAGGTATACCCTGTGAGGTAGATGTAATGAAGCCTGATAGTGTTAAGGTCTTTACATTTCCTACTAAGGCTCCTAAAGGTGCAGTCCTTAGAAACGACAGAAGTGCAATAGAGCAGTTAGAGTTGTGGCTAACTTATCAAAGATACTATTGTGAACATAAACCTAGTGTCACAGTAAGTGTTAGAGAAAACGAATGGATGGAAGTAGGCTCATGGGTTTATAAACATTTCGATGAAGTAAGTGGAGTTAGCTTCTTACCTCATTCAGACCATTCATATCAACAAGCACCTTATGAGGATTGTACTAAGACAGAGTACGATAAACTAGCTAAGACAATGCCTGCATCTGTAGACTGGAACTTAATTAGTGAGTATGAGTTGACAGATACAACAATAGGTAATAAAGCATTGGCATGTACAGGAAGTATATGTGAAATGGTGGACTTAGTCGGAGAAGAAAAGGAGATGGAATGAAATTACTATTATTTTGTGTTTCAGTAATATTTTTAGCAAACTGTGCGGTCTTTGAATCAAAGATGGAGGAGGCTAAAAGACTCGAATGTACACCTGTTGATTCTTTGGGTTGCTCTGGTTGGGAATAAATGTCTGACCAAGAGACTATAGTTTGTAGTAGATGTGAAGAGTTAAAAGAATCTTTCCATTTTAGCAAGAGTCAGTTAGACGCTACTAACCCTAGTTGTCGTACTATTTGTAAAGATTGTAGAAGTAAGTATAACAAATCTTTCAATGAATCTAACCCCGGCTATATGGATAAGTGGAGGTATAATCTTTCTGTTGAGGAAAAAGAAAAGATTATTGAGGAGCAGGGAGGTACTTGCGCCAATGAGAATTGCCAGTATGGTTTAGATGATGATCATAAGTTATATGTAGATCATTGTCATAAAACTGGCAAGGTCAGGGGTCTATTGTGTCACCACTGTAACACTGCACTTGGACTTCTCATGGAGAGCCCTAGTAAGATTAAAGGGCTCATGTACTATGCAGAAAAGCATAGTGATGTTTAATAAAGAAAGGAGTAAAAATGTTAGATAAAATAAAGAACGGGGCTGATGGTGCGATAGATGTAGGTATCAAGTTAATCAGCTTATCAATTGTATTGCAAATTATCTTTGGTAACAAAGTAGCATTCCTAACTGGGAATGTGATTGGCTCTATACTTGATATTGTCTGGACTTTAGGTAACGCAGGTTTGGCAGGCTTAATTGCAGCTGGAATTATCTGGAAGTTACTAGATAAAGACATAACGAATGAATTATCTAAATAGGAGTACATATGCAAGACTTAGTAAAAAAAGTTTTGGAAAATAAATCATTAACCATCTTTTTAGGAATTGTTGTAGTGGCATTGCTTTTTGGATGGATAGGTGGATAGTACTCCAAATAAAAAAACTTGGGGTCTCGTTCGAATGGATGAGACTTCCAAGTTACAACTCGTTTTAAAGAAAAAACAAAAAAGAAAAAACCCAAGACTCTGGAGGACAGATTGGACAAAATAGATAAAGCTTTTATTCCAAAAGATGAATGCTCTGTATGTGGTAGTGATTACGACCCCTCTTGTGGTGGTGTTCAAGGTTATTTTGGCATTAGCCCAGTTACTTTCTGTGAATGGTGCTACTCGTCTATAATAAGCATGGTAACACAACATCTAGGTTTAGATGAGGATGGGGAAAAACTGGAGTGATTTATGGGGTATAAGCCTAATAATCGTTGGAAAAACAAAGTAAGAAATGCAGACTCTAAGTGGGAAGGTGAGTTAAGGGACGGTATACTCTCGTCTTGTGAGTACCATCCTGACAAAATACCATACACCGTTGATCATCATTATCATCCTGATTTCAAAGTAGATGATATACTGGTTGAGGCTAAAGGTAGATTCGTTGACTCTGCAGAAGCTCGTAAATATCTCTTTATTAGAGATGCTCTTCCTTTTGGAACAGAGTTAGTTTTTCTTTTCTACAATTATAAAACACCTATGCCGAGAGCAAAGGTAAGAAAAGATGGGACTAAGTGTACACACGGTGAGTGGGCATCTAAAAACAATTTTAGATGGTTTACGGAGAATACTATAACTAAAATTTTAAAAGAGAAATAATTATGGAAGTAATGGCAAAAATAACTATACAGACAACTGATGTAACATCACCAGTTGTTAATACTACTATCTATGAAGTAGAAGATGTTCCTCTGGATAATAAAGAACTCAATAATCTTATTGGTTTTTTATTACAAGCTAAGAACGGTCCTTTTGAAAAGACCGACAAGAAAGCTGAAGAGAAACCTGAGATAGTTACAGATACTAAATCATAGAAAAATTAAGGTCGCAAATTAGACAATCAATGTCTTTTTTGCGACCTTTTTTTTCGCTTGCGGTCAGTAGCCTCTTTGTCGTTTCACTTCAGCTACAGTTCTTTGAGCTTGAGATTTCAACTCATTACATTCTTTAATAGGAATACCTGATTTTCTATTTAATCTATATTCGTTATTAATCATCCATGGGTTGATCTTAGGAGTCCCTGCAAGTTTCATAGGACCTCCACATTCTCTTAACATGTACTCATCTGTGTACCCTTTATGAGCCAATATATTATGGTCTTTATAAACACCTTTGTTTCTCGCCATGTTAACCTCCTCTTATGACATTTTCCATACTAACTTCATCACCTCTAGTAGAGACCCTTCCTTTAATATCATCAACTTTTGGTGAAAACAAATCGTCAAAACCAATATTCTCTATTGGACCACCTTGTTCAGCTGTAAGTCCTATAGATTTAGGACTACTTCTATCCATTTTATCACCCATAGCATTAAAGTATCCAGATCTAAACCCTTCAATTGCATCTGTAGTAGGGTCAGGCATCTTCTCTGCCAAATAAGCCTCTATTCTTTTTATTATAGTTTCGACTGGTATTCCCGTAGCTTCACTAAGAGAGTCAATCATTTCTTTTCTGAGATTATAATTGTTATGCATATCTTTAAAGGTTTTACCAGCTAACTGTCTAAACACATCAATATCTGTAGGTCTAATAAAGAAAGCATCGTGGACTACCATTACGGGTATCCCAATTTTATCAGCTTCTATTACAAGTTTTTGTAAAAAACCAGCATCCATATTATGAGTAGCATTAGGTGCTAAGGCACCATACATATTTTTCTGATCATCTACACCAAATGGACCTTCTTTTAACATTTTATTGTCAACAGCTAATAGCCCTAAATCTTCAGGAGCTTTACCCTTATCTATAGCTTTTTGGTAAGCTTCTCTAGATTTAACATCATCAGGACCTAAAGCAGTTGTTTCAGTATTATAATATTGAACATCTTCAAATTCTAATCTGGTTCTAGTTTTACCTTTACCTTTAGACCCTGTTCTGTAAGAACCTTTAGTTTTAATGTCAGGAGTTCTTTTAGGATTAATTTTACCTCTAAGTTGTTCAATAGTTGTGGCGTATATTGTAAAATCAGAAACACCTCCAAATGGAGACTTTACTAATAAAGGTTTTCTAACAACACCGTAATCCATTGGAGCATTTTCGTATATTTTACCGTAAGCTCTCATCCACTCTCTAAACTCAAATTGAGTTTTAAGACCTTTTCTTAAAGCAGATTCCATAGCTGCCCAATGACCGTCCATAAAATCTGTTGGATTAATTCCTAACTCTTTCATTTCTAATCTATTTCTAGAAGTAAGTTGTTCAAAAAGACCATCTTTTAAGCCTTTAAAACCAGCACCGTAAGGTATCTTCATTACTATAGGTTTAGTAACCCCTCTGCCTGACTTCATAAAAGTCTTAGTAGCATTTTCAAAACCTTCAGCTTGACTAGGGTTTGAAACCCTTAAATCTTTTAAGAATTCAGCCCAAAAAGCGTCATAATCTACAGCAATATCTGCATACAAGTCTGGTGCTCTTGACTCAGGAGGCACACCTGCATGTAAATCTGCTAACTCATCACTATTTAATACTCTTTTAACACCTTCTGTTTCAGTAAAAATACTTGTTTTAAACATAGTACTGGTGTCACCATACTGAGCTGAAATGTGTTGAGAACCAGATTGTGGTGCATCAAATTCTAAAGCAAAAGTAGACTTGTATGCTTGAGTTTTGTCCCCTACAGGACCCCTAGTAGGAAAAACATTAAGTTCTTTTTCACCCGGTATAATACTAGGAGAAAACATTTCCTCTT